GCCCCTCGTCCTGTGATAGAACCGCCAACACCCGCTGCAAAGTATTCCCCACCTTGATTGGTCTCCCAACGTCCTTTTGCCTTACTATCTTCTCTTAGTTTAACATCTCCGAATATTTGTTTATACTCTGGACTGTCAATTAAGTTTCTTACTTTAGCACCAAACCTTCCTGAAAGTTCTGCGTTGTGCGATACCTGCATTAATTTCATCTTAGGATGTTTCCCTATCATCCAAGCTGGAAAGTATATAGATGCAAATTCTGATTTAGTGTGTCTAGGAGGCATATTTACTATGAGCCTTCCTTTTTTGTTCTTAGCAATCTTCGTAAACTCATGTGCTATGTGTTGGTGATGACCCCATTTATTTGGATCACTATCAGCTCTACAAATAAAATCTGGCCAAACATTCTTTACAAAATACAAAAAGTTATCTTGACATAATTTTATATGTTGTAGCCACACTTTTTCGAGCCTCTTTCGTAGCTGATCGGTGGTTAATAAATCTGTATTAGTCATATATATTTACTATACCCTTGGGTCCCCAAAAAGGGAACCCCTTAATTCTACAAGACCATACTACTTCTATCTGTCATAGCAAGTAAAGGTAAAGTTAGTAAACTTTAGTATAAAAATCCTCAAAAAATAGAAATAAAAAAATTTCTATTTTTGGAATTTGACTGGTACCTCTATGGGTGGTAACGCCCCTAAAGGATAAGGGGCGTTTATTCATATGACTATTGTGTCTGTTGCTTGTATCTAATTAAATCGTCAACCGTTCTTTTAATTCTTTTTACTAGGTTGTGAAATAATTTTTCTTGTGCCGTTCTTATGCTAAAAATGTAATTGTGATCCTCCACAAAATTAGACACTCGGACATATGTCCGATCCGATATTGTGCCGTTAATCTTAATGTCATAGCCTTTATATTTAAACGGTATCATTTAAACCTCCATTGATTTTAAAGATAATACAATTCCACCAGTGGCAAGAATGCCACCAGTGAAAGCGTCAACCGTGAATAGTACAACCACGCCTAAAAATGCGATTGAGAAACTAATCAAGATTAAGAATATATATAATGCAATATCCATTATTTAGACTCAAGTTTATAGTTAGTTCTCAATTCATTTGAAACACCACCAACTAAATATTTAGTATATAATTCAGGGTGATCTTTTTTGAATTGAGTCACGTCAAATCTACTTGTATTTTTTGTGACTAATTGAATAGACCCAATATAAAGACCCTTTTTACCATTTGTTTTAGGCTCTTTAAATTGAAAGTAGTTTTCATTTGCTTCACAATGTTCGACTAATTCAGGTTTTATTAATTTAGTAACCTTAGTATAGTTTTTTATTGTGTCTGTGAATTGACTATAAACTAAAGCTTTATAATCAATCTTTTTATTGTTAACTAATGTTAACATTTGTTTTAATGATTTCATAATTTAACTCCTATTGTTAGTTTGTTTTTTATTTATCATTACTCCCATTAATAAGGGATATAAAAAGATATGTCAAATTAATAATTTACAGCTGACACAGCCCTAGATTGTAGGGCTGTGTATTAGAATCGTTCTAAACTAATAGAATCAATAAGAGTACTATTCCTATAGTACCTGGAAAAAAAATAACCAGTCGCATTATAAAGGCTAGAAAACGATCCATCAGGCCACCGCCTTGATAAACTTATTGTTAATCTTACGGCCTTGACCCTTGGCAACCAGTCCAATTATCACGCCCCTCGGATCTTTAAACCTAAGATCATGTAGATCTCCATTAATGACTTTTTTATTAAGCCATTTTTTGGGCAGCTTATCCTGAAACACAACGGCAACATTAGAGCCCTTAGCTATAGCTGCAGCTATGTCCGAATCATTCCGCCCTGAGTCACTGAAGGTAACATTGTAGTTTTTAAGATCATGATCAAGATAATTTAAAACCTTGGTATAATCATAAAATTGTACATCACTGTGGATCTCCATCAGGTTGCTACCTCCGTCAACTTTCATACGATGCCATGCAAGGTCACTGGTCCCGTTTAACCTAACAGCAAACTTGAAGCCCTGATTTGCAGCTCGTTTTTTGAGCTGCTCAATTTCACGACTCAGGTCCCATAAGAATGCATTCTTATTAGTCCAGAAATAATTTGTTTTATTTAATCTGGCCTTCTGGACGGTACCCATCTGGCCACGGCCTGAGGTATTTAAACAAGCTGCAGCACACTCAGGGGATGCTTTAGGACATACATTTTTACCTGATAGGGTAAATGGTGCCAGATGTAATATAGCTGTTTTATATCCGTATTTTTCACCCTTAGCCATTTTGGTTTGACCGTAGTAATTTAATAAAGGCATTATTCACCCCCTTCTATTATTTGTTTAAGATCCTGAAGGTCTGCCCCATCATCACAGAAATCGCTTAGACTTAGTCCAAGTCCAGCGGCTCTCATTGCTTCAGCTGCATCCTTCTCGGTCCAGGGTTTATCAGCTGGCCACCCTTTAGGTTTAGCTGCTTCTACTACATCTGTAAACGGTACTGACTCATTTAGTATTTCTTTTTTATTCATTTTTTTTTCTCCATGTTAGTTACCTATCTCATTAGCATGGGATGCCCACAGCTGTCAACTTTTTATTTTAGCTGCCACGGCTCTAGGACCAATTAAAAAAATTTAAATTTTTTTATATATAAAGGTAAATACCTTTAGGAAAAAATCCCACATACAATCTCAAAGTTTACGCACATGTAAAGGTATATAGGTAAAAGAAAAAACTCACATGCAATCTCAAAGTTTACGCATGTATAAAGGTAAATGATTATTAGAAAAATCCCACATGCAATCTCAAAGTTTACGCACAACGAAGTTGTGCGTAAAGAAGATCCGAGAGACGTGGTTATTGCGTCAAGATTTTTTGCATTGCGTCTTTTAAATTGAGTGATGAGTAGGCACGAACCAAGCGTCTCGGTTCACGAACCACGAAAATTTGTAAATTTTGAGGGGGTCTCTGCGAGAGGTCTTCTCGCAAGATAAACGAAGTGCCACCATTTTTAAAATGTGCTAAGTGCCAATTGATTTGAAACTTTGTAAGTCCTAAATTCTTGACATCATTTGACTTGAGTTCAATCCAAATACTTTTATTATTTATCAACCAATAAACGTCTGGAATACCATTAATTGTATTACTTTCTATACGGAATAATTGACCTTTTAATTTTAATTTTTTTATTCTTTGCCAAAGATTTTTTTCTGATTTAGCCATTATGATATTAAGTCAATAACATAAAAAAACCCCCAACTCTACTCTCGCTTTGTTGGGGGTTTAACTAGTCAGTTTTATTCTAATATATAACTGGAATAATTGGAAGTTCTTTTATATTCGTATGAATAGCACCCCCATTATTTCCCTCATCATCACTTGTTGGTGTTAGCCAAATACCATTATCCAATAATATCTGTACTGGTTGATTATGCCAACCTTGATGTTCCATTTCTTTTTTAGAACAATACTCAATCTTGACAATTTTTCTGCCTACAAGATGATTAGTTATTTCTTTTTTCCAATTTATTTTTGTCATTATTTATTTGGCAATTCTTTCAAAGTATTTTGAGGAATTGTCATATGTATATTGGTTTTTTTAGCAATCAAAAATATTTGGTTCAAAACCTCTGACCCAATCATATCACTATGTAATAGATCAGTTGCTTCTTCTTCTAATTCATCAAGTGTTTTTAATTCTTGACCCTTTTTAGAATTGTAAAAAGCATTTTTTGTTTCTTCTTTACATTGATTTTTTAAATATTTTTCAATGCTATCTGCTAGACCATACAGTTTATTATCCATTTCAAGACTTGGTATATCGTATTTATCCCAAGACTTTCTTGTCTCTGACCAATTAACTATTTTTTCTCTAACTTTGTTAAAATGTTTTCTAACCATTTCTCTTTTTTCTTCTAGTCTCTTCATATAGTTTTTAGAATAATCATTAAAATCTTTTTCAACTTTAATATAATTCACTATATCTTTTTCCAATCCTAATCTTTTTTTAAAAATAGGAAAGTTTTTTTGAGTTTTTTCATTAATCTCAACTTGATGAAGAGATTGAATGGCACTTTTTTTATCAGAGAATTTATTAGACAATTTTCTTTGCCAGTATTCTCTATTATCTTTACTTATTTGTTTTGACATTTTTGCTCCTTTGTTTTTGTTAGTAATGTATATTTTATATGAGGGAAAATATACAAAAACCTAGTAAAGCACCCTTAGTGAACGATTTTCAAAGGGTACTCTAATTCTTTTAACCAATAGTAAAGCCACCACAATTTTCGCAAAACTCTGCAAACTCTTTTACATTTTCAACTGAAAAAGGGTAAGAAGCGTCACTATTTCTTTTTTTATAAATCTTATCCCAAATTTTATGATCTTCTTTTGGAAAATCTTTTGGTGCAAGATTACTATTTCTCATTTTAGTTCGAACTTGTTTAGTATGTGCTTCAAGTTCTTTTTCAACTTTGTCATTATGTATTTCTAAAGTTTTTCTTCTTGCTTCCCATTGGGCTTCATATCTTTTTGTATGACCAGTTTTTATTAAATATCTTAATTGTCTAGCAATCATCTCGGCTTCTTTTTGAGATACCTCTGAACAATCATTATATCCCCAACTTTCTTTTTTATCTTCTGGAATAACTTTTGTTTCTTCTAATACATAATGTGCAAGAGGTCGCCACCACCAAACGTTGTTTCTAAAATAAGTACCAGATTGAGAAGTGTACTCATCTCTTTTTTCAAAATACTTATTTTGTTTTTCTTTTGGTAATTCCCACAAATTATCTGGTCTTTTTGGTTCTTTTAAATGTAGGTTTTTTGGATTTAAACCAGTTATATCAAATCCCATTTTTGCTCCTTTGTTAATTGTTAATATCCCATGAATATAGGATATAAATTACTTTGTCAAATGATTATTTAATGCCTAAAAAGGCAATTAAAACAATGATTATAAGGGTAGGGATAGGATAAAATACTATTAATCTGATTAAAAATGCTAAAAATTTATCCATGCTTTAGAGATATAGATAAAAAATTTAATTACAAGATTATAATTTTATTTTTTTTATAGATTGTATTACGCTTGTTGGAATGATTGTAGTATTGCCAATATTATCAAATGTAGGTTTTTCTTTAGTCTCTATATAATCAGTAAATATTTTAGTAATTCCATTAGATTGATTTAATAAATAACCTTTAGATACACATATAGGTAATTTAGAATTTTTAAGGCTTTTAGTATCTGACCAACCACTATCCCCCTCTATATCTGCCCATTTGATCTCAACATAAGGATATTCAGAAATATCATTACTTAAATTTTTAAAATCAAAATTTAAGATTTTTGAATTTTGTCTTTTCTTATTTTTTAGTTTTTTCATAGCTTAAAAAATTTTCACATATGACTTCAAAGTTTTGAAATTATTTCTCACATATGACTTCAAAGTTTTGAAATTATTTCTCACATATAGCTTCAAAGTTTTCATTTTTTATCCTCAGTTAAAATTGAAACAATACCAACAGATGTATTTAAATGTTGGTTATGAATCTCATTGAACACCGTCATGAAATCACCCTCCTTCAGCAATTTTGTCTGGCGTGACGTTAATGATATCTTTTGCTTCTCCGATTTTACCTTCGAGCTCTGATAATCTTTTTTCAAGTTGTTCACGACTCATCCCCTCCAATCCAACATGTGTTACT